ACTGATGAATGAAGACATAAAATCCCCTAAAGTAGGGGTATTTACGGAAACAAAAGCTGCTGGTAATCGCGGCAAGGGCAGAAAAAAAGGTGTTCCTAACAAAAACACAACACTTCTCAAAGACGCAATACTTATGGCTGCTGAGAAAGCTGGCAACTCTATGGGTGATGCTGGAATGGTTTCTTACCTTGAATGCCAAGCAACCGAAAACCCTAACGGCTTTATGACTTTGATGGGCAAGGTTCTTCCAATGCAGATTAATGGCTCTGGGGATGGTGGCGAACACGTTATCACTTATAAGTGGTTAAGCGATGCCGACCAAGACAATTAACTATCGACCTAGAAAGCATGTGAAGGCGTATCATGCAAGAAAACAGCGTTGGGCGGTAATTGTAGCCCACAGGCGCTTTGGCAAAACAGTGGCGGCTATTAATGACTTAATCCGCGATGCTCTAACAATTCAGCGCGAAAATGTTCGGTGTGCTTACATTGCTCCGTATTATCGCCAAGCCAAAGCAATTGTTTGGGATTACCTAAAAGAATATACAAAAGATATCGATGGCGTTGAAATTAACATTGCTGAATTGCGTGTAGATTTTGCCAACGGCGCTAGAGTTCGACTGTTCGGCGCTGATAACTATGACGCAATGCGTGGTCTTTATTTCGACAGCGTTGTTTTGGATGAACCCGCTGACTTTCCAGTGTCTGCTTGGCCTACTGTAATACGTCCCGCTTTGGCTGATCGAAAGGGACGCGCCACATTTATTGGAACGCCAAAGGGAAAAAATGAGTTTTGGGATACATATCATTACGCAAAATCGCATCCTGATTGGTATTGCGATATCTTTAAGTCATCTGAAACAGGTATATTAGATGTTGAAGAACTTGAAGAAGCTAAAAGGGCAATGGGGCCTGATAGGTTTGAGCAAGAATTTGAGTGCAGTTTTGAAGCGGCTATTCAAGGTTCTTTTTATGCCCAAGAAATGAAAACGGCAACTTCTGATAAAAGGGTTACTAATGTTCCATATGATCCGGGTTCCAGTGTTATAACTTCATGGGACTTAGGTATTGGTGATAGCACTGCTATTTGGTTTGCACAGTTCGTAGGCCAAGAGGTGCGAGTAATTGACTATTACGAAAACAGTGGCGTTGGCTTAGATCATTATGCAAAAGTTTTAAATGAAAAGGGTTATGCTTACTCTGAGCATATTTTACCGCATGATGTGAGGGTTAAAGAGCTTGGGACAGGTAAAAGCCGTTTAGAAACATTAGACGCTTTAGGCATAAAAAACATTACAATTGCGCCTATGCTTGCGGTAGAAGATGGTATTCAGTCTGTTAGAACAATGATCTCTCGTTGCTGGTTTGACATTGAAAAGTGCGACAGAGGTGTTGAGGCGCTTCGCCAATATCGCAGAGAATTTGATGAAAAACTCAAAACATGGCGCGGCAGGCCGCTTCACGATTGGACGTCACACGCTGCTGACAGCTTTAGGTATATGGCTGTGGGTTATCGAAAGCAGGCTGATTGGGGTGAACCCATACGCAGAAACCTTAAAGGTATCGCATAACAATTAAACCTGTGTTATATTGCCAATAAGCAAGGGGATTAACATGGGTATTCTTAACGATTTAGCAATGGGTTTTGGCACAAAGGACCGTGACCTAGAGTATTATGAGCGAACCGCTGCGACTATGGGGCGTCCATCACAAGGCGGATCACCAGAACGGCAAGCAATGTATCGCAGCCAAATGGGATTAGATAATGGAGCCACTGTAGATAATGGTCGTTTGTCTCAAAATAGTTTGTTGGGTAAGGCGGTAAACGCTATTGGCGGTAAGGGCGGTGGTAAAGTTGAAGCCCCTGATGTGCGCAAATATGAAGAAGGCATGTATAGCCAGCCATATAATCCAGACGGAACCCTTGCAGACGACAGCAACGGAAGTTTATTTCAAGTTTTTAACAACATGCCGTATTCAACTCAAAGCACCCGCTTTGGTTACAATGGTTCATCAGCGCAAAAAACCGACTTGTTGAGGCTCTATCCTAAAACTTTAAGCCCATTGTATGCTTTATTTAAAGAAAAAATTCTTCCAGAAATAAGGTTAAATGCTCAAAGAGCTGGAGTAGATTTAACGGAAGATCGAATAGACGAACAGTTTGATCTGTTTGAAAATTATCAAAAACAAAATATGTATCCATATGGTCGTAGATAGTGGGTATTTTATCAGAACAACAAGACCCAGAAGAGCTTCGCTATTACCGCGAACAAGCCAGCCCGTTTTCATGGATTTATAACGCTGCAAGGGAACGAGATGCTAAGTTGTCTAGGTCTGGTAGAAGGCCAATTTTTGGCGGTTTAGGGTCTAAAGAAATTGGAAACTATGGTTTTTCAACGGGCGAATGGGAAGTCGATAACAACCTTGGCGGTGTATTGGCTGGATTGCTTTCACCAGTGTTAAAAGCATTTGATGCACCTTATTCTGCGTATCAGGGCCTTATTCCAGAGCAAGACCTCGTCCCAGAGGTTATGGGTATTGCTGGTTTGGCTATGGGAGGCGGCGCTGCTAGTAATTTAAGGAAGGGTAGCGAATTAGACCCTGCAACCCCAACGTCTAATTTCGGTGAAGATTGGTCTGATGTTTATCACTGGTCAAAATCAGATGATTATTTTGATGATTTTGATTTTAATAAAATGAAAACTGGCACAAGCAATCTTGGGCCGCACGTTGGGACTGCTGCTGCTGCTGAAGCTAGAAGTTTGGGTTTTGAAGGCCCAATTGGCGAATTTGGCGGATCAATGTATACCCTTAAAGGCGATTTAAGAAAACCATTTAACAATCCTAAAACTGGACGTATTTGGGAGGAAGCTGATCTTGAAGAATTTCTCTCCAATGTAGCTAATGAAAACAATTTAGATAGATCATTAGAAGCTCCTCAATTTATGCGGCAACGTCTTGCTGCAGAGGGTTACACAGATATCCCTTATATAAACGGCGTAGAAGATGTTGATAGTATAAGCAACATTATGCTGATTGACAGGCCCAATAAAAGTGACGCCGTGTTAAGAAACGACGATGCAAGATTTGACAACTCAAATAGAAACTTACGAAATTTGTCTTTTGCGAACAAATCAGCTTCTGGTGGATTGTTGTCTGCCGCTGTTGCAAACGAGTTAAAATCAGGATCAAAAGCTAACAAAGCAGATTTAGACCCGTTAGGTTATCAAAAAACCAGAATGAAAGACGTTTATCTTTCGGACACAGACGTTAGATATACGGACAGTAATGAAAATTTACCTAGAAATCCTATGTCTTGGGAAGACATAGAAAACAAAGTAGTCTTGCCATTTTACGGTGACAGAACTTCTCGCGGTTTGCTTGTTGATGGTGTTAACGATGTAAATTTTGACAATCCTGTTTATACTGAAGGTGGAGTTGACTTTATGGTTGGCCCAGCAGCCCAAGCAGATAATTCCATTTGGGCTTCTAATCAAAACATTATTACTAGAATTGATAAAGAAGCTGAAAAAGCTGTTAATAATTTTCAAGGTGAAGATATACTTGGATTAACTGGAAGCATGGCCCCAGACGCTAATGATTTTGCAACTATGACCGGAGCCGCAATGGCTGAATTGGTTAAAAACGCAAAAATAACTAAAAAATCGGCTAAAGAATTTGATGAAGTTATGAGGGCAATTGACCCTGATTTTGTCGGAATTTTGTCGCCAAATATTAGAGAGTGGGCCGAAACAACAACCTCTCCAAAAAGAAAATCTTTTATAAGATTAATGGATAGCGCACCAATGCAGGCAAACGGCTTTCCTAGCCCAGCAGAAGCTAGATACAGCGTTACAGACCCAACTCAAAGGGGTATGAGGGCGGGTATGTTTGGGTTAGGAGCCGCAAAAATTGATACATCTTCACCTTTAATTTTTAATAACCCAAAAGGCAATTTGCCGAAAACTAGTGTCCCACACTCAACATATAACACTCAAATTGCAGGGGAATATCTTGGATCGTTGCCGCCTATCCCTCAAGGTCTATTGTTCAAAGATGTTTATGATGCAATGGCAGGCAAATTAACAAAAAACGGTCGGCTTTTAAATGAAGCGCACAAAACTCACGCTATTAAAACAAAAATGCCAGCACAAAAAGTAACTCCAGAAATTTTAGAAGGCATTTTAGATTATCTATCTAGGATGGAAAAATGAGTGGGTCTGCGTCAACAATTTCAAGCATTTTGCAGACTACTTGGTCTAACGCATCAAGGTTTTCATCATCCATCTCTAAGTCTTTGGCCTTTAGTATTATCAGTTCTCTAGCCAAATCTGCATCAATCATGTTATCATCTCCTAAATACAAGCCAGATTATAATCGAGGTTTTATCTAATGGCAATTACAACTTACGCAGAATTACAATCTACAATTGCTTTGTTTATCAATAGGGACGATAGCGCAGCAATTATACCCACATGGATTTCAATGGCGGAAGATAGCATGAACCGTGTTATTCGTCATTGGCGTCAAGAAAAACGCAGTAGCGCAAATTTAAACTCAAGATATAACGAAGTCCCTGCTGATTTTTTACAAATTATTAGGTTCGGTATTACCAGCAATAATACTTCTGCACTTGAGATGATAAGCCAAGGTGAAATTCTTGACCGAAGATCGCAAAGTGCCAATGCTTCTGGACTTCCATTGTTCTATGCACTTACCGCTGGGGAGATAGAGCTTTTCCCAACTCCAGCAGAGGCGTATGCTACGGAACTTTATTATTATAGTAAAATTGATAGGTTAAGCGATACCAATACATCCAATTGGCTTTTGTCTAATTTTCAAGATGCATATCTTTACGGCTCTTTAATCCATTCCGCACCTTACCTTGGAGATGATGCACGTTTGCAAATTTGGGCTGCGTTGCACCAAAGTGCGATTGATGCTATAAATGTTGAAAGTGAAGCAGTTAAATCTGGTGGCTCAGGTCGCCGCTTAAAAATCAGAGGGCTATCATGAGCTTTTCCAATACATATGAAACAATTGTCTTAAATTGGGTCTTTAACGCATCTTCAGTTACACGCCCTACCGCATGGTATGTCGGCTTGTTTACGTCTGACCCCGGCGAAGGTCAGGGCGGAACTGAGGTTTCTGGCAACGGATATGTCAGAAAGTCTGCTACATTTACTGTAAGCGGAAATACAGGCACAACCAGCAACATTATTGAGTATCCAGCCGCCACAGGTTCTTGGGGTACGATCTCTCACATTGCAATATATGATGCTGCAACCAGTGGTACGCAAATCGCTTATGCGGCCTTGACTACATCTAAGACAATCGACACCGCTGACATTCTTCGTATTCCGGCTGGTGATATTGACATAACTCTAGATTAAGGTGACGCATGGCGACCATTGTAACACGATCTGGTAAAGGTTCGTCATTAACTCACAATGAAGTTGATGCCAACTTCAACAATTTAAACGATGACAAGCTGGAGCTATCAGGCGGCACACTTACGGGCAGCTTGGTTCTTAATGGTGATCCAAGCGCAAATCTACAGCCAGCCACCAAGCAATATGTGGACACGACTACAGCCACGGCGGCGCAAGGCACAAAAGCTGACACAGCATATGGTTGGGGCGATCATGCCTTGGCGGGTTACACAACAGCAGCAGCCGCCGAAAGTAATGCTTTGGCCCTTGCAATTGCACTAGGATAAATCATGGCAAACATATTCAAAAATTACACATCATCTTCGGTAGGCACAGGCGCGACAACGACTTACACAGTTCCATCAGCAACTACTTCAGTTATGATTGGATGCAACTTAGCTAATAAAACTACATCTCAAATTACTGTAGATGTTCAAGTAGCAGGTGTTTATCTTGTTAAAACTACGCCTATCCCTTCTGGATCAGCCTTATCGGTTCTAGATGGTAAGATTATACTAGAAACTACAGATACAGTAATCGTTACAAGTAGTGCAGCTTCCTCCTGTGACGTAATAGTAAGTGTACTGGAGCAGACCTGATGAGTAAACAAACTGATTTAGTAGACATCTCTCAGGATGGTGTTCCGGCTCCGTTTGCACCTGTGGCAGTAACGGGTACTACTCCTAGTTTGAATGTTGGTAGTTATAACTACTTCGATAATGGCACTCTTACAGCAAATACAACTGTTAGCTTTGCTAGTGTTCCTACCAATGCCCGTTGGACTTACACTTTTAAAGGGGGTTTAGTGGGAGGTTACGTCGCAGCAAATGCAACTTATGACAATGTGTTTTATAGCCCCACATCTCAGACAGCAGCCCCTACTGGCGTGGACTTCAAGACTGACGGTACTGTTATGTATATATGTGGTGCTCAGTATGCAAACATATGGCAGTATAGTCTAAGCACACCTTGGGTTATATCAACTGCTACATATGTTAGCACCTTTAGTGTCTCTCCTCAAGAAACTGGCCCACAGGATGTAACCTTTAAGACAGATGGTACTGAAATGTATGTTGTAGGAGATACGGGTAATGATATAGGGCAGTATACCCTGAGTACAGCTTGGGATATTACTACTGCTTCATATACTAGAGCACTTAATGTTGAGCCTGAGTTAACTCCAAGTGGTATGTCGTTTTCTACAAACGGTTTATATATTTATCTTGTAGGTTCCAACAAAGATGTGGTTAGACAATTCACTTTAAGTACAGCTTGGAATATTGGCACGGCTTCACTTACTACAACCTCTGATACGTCATCTTATGAGAATACCCCCCACGCTGTTGCTGTTAGCCCAGACGGTCTTAAAATGTTTGTAATAGGTTCTGAAACACACTACATTAATCAATGTACTCTAAGCACAGCTTATGACATTTCCACAGCATCTTTTACTTTACGGACAGACCTGACCTCTACAAGCTCAGACCCAACAGGTTTAAGGTTTAGTGTAGACGGGAGTAAAATGTACATCGCAGATAATACAGCAGATAAAATCTTTCAATTTAGCACCGCTACGCCTACTACACTAACACTTCCAGCATCTGTATCTAGGCCACCAACAGGGGCGGTACCAGTTGGGTCAGATGTTACATATGAGTTCGTTACACTAGATGGTGGAACTACAGTTAAACTTATAGGTGAGGAGATAGTATAATGGCCGGATATATAGGCTCCAAATCCTCAGTCATATCCTCTGGAGCAGCGTTTAAAAATACTTTTGCAATATCAACAACAACAACTTCCCTTACGGGGGTAACTTACACAGTCAACAGGGTAAACGTATTCCATAACGGTGTACGCCTTGTTGATGGTACAGACTATACGGCTACTAATGGCACAAGCATTACACTAACGTCTGCTGCAGAGAATGGTGATCAAATAGTTGTTACCTCTCAGGCTAGTTTTAATATTGCTGATACTTATACACAAGCGGAAGCCAATTCTACATTCCTAACTCCTACTGGCAACGGATCACAGCTTACAAACCTCCCTGCCTCTGGTGCAGCAAGTCTTAACGAACTGACAGACTGCACAGTTTCCACAGCAGACCCAGCCATCAACAGCAACCCGACTTCGGGCGTTGGTCATATGTGGATCAACAAGACTAGCGGTGAACAGTATATTTTAACGAATGCTACCGCTGGGTCTAATGTTTGGACTAACGTGGGAGATGGTACAAACGCGAGCGTCTTTGCTGCAACAGGCGGAACGGTTACCACAGATGGTGATTATAAAGTACACACATTTACATCCTCTGGAACTTTTGCTGTCAGCACTATTAGTTCTGGAGATGGTGAAGTTGATTACCTTATTATTGCAGGTGGCGGTGGTGCTGGTATTTCTAACTCAGGGGGCGGTGGCGCTGGCGGCAGGTTATATCTAGAGAATTACACAGGGTTTAGTCACTCAACAAGCTACGCCATTACGGTTGGCGCAGGTGGTGCAGCACGAACAGATTCGGCAGGTAATGGACATGGCGCAAGTGGCTCAAACTCTTCTATTGCAAGTATAACTGCCCTAGGCGGCGGCGGTGGCGGCTACACAGGTAACACTGGTCTTAATGGTGGGTCTGGCGGCGGTGGGCAGGGCAGTAGTGCAGGTGGCTCAGGAACATCAGGCCAAGGAAACGATGGAGGCTCTGATGCTGACGGTGGCGGAGGTGGCGGTGCTGGCAGTGCTGGCAGCGGGGATGCGGCGGGTTCTGGGGCTGCAACATCAATCACAGGGACCTCTGTTACTTTAGCTGGCGGCGGGGCAGGTCGAAACAGTAGTGCAGGTACGTCAGGTGGCGGGGGTGGCCCTAATACCTCAGGTACAGCAAACACGGGCGGGGGCGGTGGAGGCTGGACTGGCTCAGGTTCCCAAGGTGGTTCTGGTGGTTCTGGTATTGTTATCATTCGCTACAAGTTTCAATAGGATAATAGAACATGGCACATTATGCAAAAGTAGAAGATGGGGTTGTCACCAACGTAATTGTTGCAGAACAAGACTTTATCGACACGCAGGCAGGAACTTGGGTTCAAACATCTTACAACACCCAAGGGAGCGTACACACGTTGGGCGGCACACCTTTGCGTAAAAACTATGCTGGGATTGGCTATGTTTACGACAGTGACAGGGACGCCTTTTATGTACCTCAACCGTACCCAAGTTGGTCTTTGGACGAAGGCACATGCTTGTGGGAGTCACCTGTTGCACATCCTAATAATGGCAAAGAATACACTTGGAACGAAGCCACAACAAGCTGGGATGAGGTTGAATCTTAATGAACAT